TCGATCCGTTGGATCGAGAACAAGATGAATGATTATTTGAACACCTTACTTAAAACGGAGAACCAGGATTATGTTATCGCCAGTGATACTGACAGCATTTATATCTGTCTTGATTTACTCGTTCGCTCAGTATTTGATGTACAAAGTGTTTCTGCACAGAGGATTGTCAGTTTTCTCGATGCGGCTTGTAAGGAGCGAATCGAACCATTCATTACGACAGCGTATCAAGAACTAGCAGATTACGTCCACGCTTACGATCAGAAGATGTTCATGAAGCGTGAGACAATCGCCAACCAAGGCATCTGGACTGCAAAGAAGCGTTCTATCTTGCATGCTTGGGACATCGAAGGTGTCCGCTTTGCAGAACCAAAACTAGAAATCATGGCCACTGAGGCAGGCAAATCTTCCACACCTGGACCCTGTAGACAGAAGATCAAAGACGCACTCAAGGTGATCATGAACGGCACTGAAGATGAGGTGCAAAAGTTTATTGCGGACTTCCGTGAGGAGTTTCGTTCCCTTCAACCTGAGGAACTGTCCTTCCCAAGAGGATGCAATAACCTACAGAAATTCAGTAGTCCAACTACTGTCTACAGTAAGGGTTGTCCAATTCATGTGCGTGGTGCATTGCTATACAATTTCCACATCAAAAAGAACAACCTAACTAACAAGTATCCATTGATTCAGAACGGAGACAAGATCAAATTCATGTATCTTCGCACTCCGAATCCTGTCATGGAAAATGTATTTTCCTTCGTCGGTGAGATGCCACGGGAACTCGGACTTGACAAACACATAGATTATGATCTACAGTTTGAGAAGAGTTTCCTTGCGCCACTGCAAGTTATCATGGACACTATTGGTTGGAAAGTAGAAAAGCAAGCAACCCTGGAGTTTCTATTCGCATGACACAAACCAAATATCTAGTAACTTATCAAAAGGCATTTGGATTCTCTGTTCGTGAGGAGAAAGAGTTCTCTAAGTATGAGGACGCACAATGGTTCTCTCGTGCCATGAAACGAGCACAATTTATTACAAACATTCTGGAGGTCAAGCAGTGAGTTTTCTGCAGTCAGTAGCAAAGGACATTGGTAATGAGTATGCAAGTCTTGTATCAGATGGTGTCGCAGCAGGAGACACTTGTGGTTACATTGATACTGGTAGTTACATTTTCAATGCTCTGGTTAGTGGTTCAATCTACGGTGGAGTCCCCTCAAACAAGATCACTGCTATCGCTGGTGAGTCTTCTACTGGCAAGACTTTCTTTTGCCTTGGGATTGTCCAGCATTTTCTTGAATCAAATCCCGATGCTGGGGTAATTTACTTTGAGTCTGAGTCTGCTATCTCTAAGGGGATGATTGAGGATCGTGGTATTGATTCTGCTCGCATGATGATCGTACCTGTTGCTACTATCGAAGAGTTCCGTGCACAGTCGTGCCGTATCCTGGACAAGTATATGGAACAGGATGCTGCAGATCGTCAACCTATGCTGTTCGTCCTTGACTCTCTGGGCATGTTGTCCACAGAGAAAGAGATCAGCGACGTTGGTGAAGGTAAGCAGGTTCGTGACATGACTAAGAGTCAGTTGATCAAGGGTGCATTCCGTGTACTTACGCTCAAACTGGGTAAGGCAAACGTTCCTATGCTAGTCACAAACCATACATATGATGTTATTGGTTCCTATGTTCCTACTAAAGAGATGGGTGGTGGATCTGGTCTGAAGTATGCATCTTCTACTATCATCTATCTGTCTAAGAAGAAAGAGAAGGATGGTACTGAGGTGGTGGGTAACATCGTCAAGTGCAAAGCACAAAAGTCCCGTTTGACAAAGGAGAACTCTCAAATTGAAACCCGTCTTTACTATGATCGTGGACTTGACAAGTATTATGGACTACTAGAACTGGGTGAGAAACATGGAGTCTTCGAGCGGGTAGGAAACCGTATCAAAATTGATGGTACTTCTGTTTATCCTAAATCTATCCTCGCTGATCCTGAGAAGTATTTCACCCCCGAAGTCATGATGGCACTGGACAAGGCAGCAGAAAAGGAGTTTATGTATGGCAAATGAACTAAAAGACTACATTCGATGTTATGATGATCTGATCGAACAGGATTTGTGTCATCGAATTATCAATGAGTTTGAACTAGAACGACGCAAAGAAGTTGTTGATAGACAACTCAGACCTAAGTGGACTGAGTTCAATATCTCCAAGCACTTCTCCGAACCTACCTGGCAGAGTATCCAGACACAGATACAGGCAGTCTTTGTAGACGTTGTGCAACTGTACATGAAAGACTTGGATGTAGGTGCTGATTTCCCAGCATCCTATTGCTTTGAGGAATACCGTCTCAAGAAGTATGAGAAGGGTAGTACAGATCAGTTTGCAGACCATGTGGACGTACAGGATCATCAATCTGCTAGACGTTTCCTCTCGGTCATGCTATACTTGAACAACGTTCCAGTGGGTGGGCGTACTCGCTTCCCACGAATAGGTCACGAGATTGAACCTGTGGAACGTCGTATCGCTGTCTTCCCTGCTAACTGGATGTACCGACATGCAGGGATGCCAACGATCGAATCAAACAAGTACATCCTGGGGTCGTACCTTCACTACCTATGAACATCGAAGAACTGATCATAAATAACCTTTTGTCACAAGAGGAATACACCAGAAAAGTTCTTCCATTCATCAAACCAGAATACTTTACTGTCAAATCATACAGCATTCTATTTGACTTGACCTCAGAATATGTGGGTAAGTACAATACACTACCCACTGCTGAGGTTTTGTCTATTGAATTGGAATCTCGCGACGACTTGAATGAACAGTTCTACAAAGATACTAGGACTGCCATTCAATCTATTACATCTGAAGTATCTGAGTTGCAATGGATTCTAGACTGCACCGAGAAGTGGTGCCAAGAGAGGGCAATCTATCTTGCTCTCATGGAATCTATTCAGATCGCTGATGGACAGGATGACAAGAGAGACAAGGGAGCAATCCCTTCTATTCTTTCTGATGCACTTGGTGTAGGATTTGACACACACATTGGTCACGATTATATTCAAGATTCAGATGAAAGATACGCCACTTACCACAAGGTTGAGAAGAAGATTCCCTTTGATTTGGAATTCTTCAACAAAATTACGAAGGGGGGCATCTCTAACAAGACTCTCAATATCGCACTCGCTGGCACTGGGGTGGGCAAGTCTTTGTTTATGTGTCATTGCGCCGCTGCCACGCTCCTCCAAGGTAAGAATGTCTTGTACATCACACTTGAAATGGCGGAGGAGAAGATCGCAGAGCGTATTGATGCGAATCTTCTCAACATCAACATCCAAGACTTGAACACTCTGCCCAAACCGATGTTCGATAAGAAGATTGAGAGTCTTGGTAAGAAGACACAGGGTAAACTAATCATCAAAGAGTATCCAACTGCTTCTGCACACAATGGTCATTTTTCTGCTCTGCTTAGTGATCTTGCTCTCAAGCGGGATTTTAGACCCGATATTATTTTTATTGATTACCTCAACATTTGCGCTTCATCAAGATATAAGGGATCACTCGTCAACTCCTATACCTATGTCAAGTCAATCGCTGAAGAACTACGGGGCATGGCGGTTGAGTATGATGTTCCTATCGTATCAGCTACACAGACCACTCGTGCAGGTTACGGCAGCACTGATGTTGACATCACTGATACTAGTGAGTCCTTTGGTCTCCCTGCTACTGCTGATCTTATGTTTGCCCTTATTTCTACTGAAGAGTTGGAAGGGATGAATCAAATCATGGTCAAGCAACTCAAGAACAGGTACAATGATCTCAACAGGAACAAGAGATTCTGTGTGGGTATTGACAGAGCGAAGATGCGCCTGTATGATGTAGAACAGTCTGCCCAAGAGGACATTCAGGACTCTGGGCAAGACGATGAACCTAAACCTTCTATCCTGGATAAATTCAAAGCAACTAAATCATTTGCAAATCTAAAGTATGATTGACCCTAAGAAGTATGTTGAATTCGTCGATGCGGTTACGTCAAAACCGTCCAAAGAGCACGAAGCATTCGTTTATCGTGTTCAAGAACTTGAAGGTCAGGGATTTCCTACCGAGCGATTGCTTACTGCATCTGTAGGCATGTGTGCTGAGGCAGGTGCGTTTACTGAAGTTGTCAAGAAAATTTGCTTCCAAGGTAAACCCGTCAATGAAGATAATCTGTTTCACCTGAAGCGCGAACTGGGTGACATCATGTGGTATGTTGCTCAAGCATGTATTGGTCTGAACATCAGTCTCGATGAAGTGCTTGCTATGAACGTAGAGAAACTCTCTGCTCGCTATCCCGATGGTGCCTTCGATGTCCATTTCTCTGAAAATCGTAAAGAAGGAGATGTGTGAAGGGAACAGAACATATAGATACATCATCGAGCACGACATCATTGAAGGATCCGACGATCCCGATCCTGATGTTTCTCGGAGTGATAGCAGCGACTCTTAGTATAATTGTTGCTGGTTATTTCAAAGGAAACATGCACCTTATTACCACACTGAAAAATGCAACTCACGGTTGAAGAAATCAAGTATCTTATCAAGTGCTTAGATACAACGTCGAGCTACACACGCGCCCAAGGAGAACAGATTGAAACACCTACCGTGGATCATCTGAGACTAGTTCAAAAACTGAAGGACATGGAGTATAGACTTCATCTTTGACCCTTCACAATCTAAATAATACTACGCAATACTAAAAAATATGGCAACGATGTTCAACCTTCCGTTGGCAGATGCCAAACGGAAAGCGCCTAATAAAATACGAAAAGGATTTGCTGAGGCAGTGGACAAACTTCCTGATGCAGATTTCTTTTTTGCCGACTCACTATGGAATGGTGGTCGTGCTGCATGGTCAATCAAAGTTTCTGAGAATAATCTCAACAAAATCTCTGACAACATAGGTGTTGATACCAAAGTTGTTAGTGGTAAGTCGGTGGTTGACCATGTTATCGATGGTGTGAAGATTCGTTTCCTCGCTAGCAATAAACGATCCGCCAAATCAGCAGACGCAAAGACTACAGCAATGCAGGAACGAGCGTCTGCCTGGATCATGAGACGTGCTATCAAGGACAATATACGTTACAAGAGTTGGACCGACATCAAAACTGACAAAAAGTATGCAGAACTAGAAAAGATCTATCCTGGTCTTGAGGAAGAATGGCTCAAGGTTTTCTATGCACAGCAGAAGAAAATGTTACAAGAGTTTTCTGGTGCTGCATTTACTGAATATAACCGAGATTGTGGTTTCATGGACTACATCTCTGGCATTGTAAAGAACAAGTTTGGAGTATCTAAAAAAGATACCTGGAACCCTGCAGACATTTGGTTGATCAAGAACCAAGCAAAGATGGAGAAGATCATCAACGAAACTGTTGCTGGTGGTAAGTCTCAAACTATTCAAGAACTGAACGAAGTGATGCGTAAGATGTATCGCGATCGTGATGTAGTTGGCATCTCTCTAAAGAAAGTATCTGGAAACATTGCTAGGTATGAAGAGTACAATGTACAAGAGGACGGCCTAGATGCAGACTATAATTACGATGTACAGGAATTGAAGATTGATCTATCTCTCAACTCAAGTAAGACAGAATTCAAAACACAGGACTCTAGAATCATTGTTGAGGGTCAAGGATCTACATTCAACTTCCAGATCAAGGGTAACGATTCTACAAAGATCTCTAACCTAAAGTGGGAACCAACTCAAAAGGGTGCAACTGCTGCTAGAGTTGGTAAGGCACCTGTTGACATGGTGCTTGCACTTCTAAAGGATAACAAAATTGATTTTAGTAACGATAATAAGGACTATCCTCAAACTGCTGCGGACTTTGCTGCTAAACAAGATGAGTACAAGAGACTTTTCTTGAAACTTAGATCTAAGGGGGTAGGTACTACTATCTCTAGTGCAGATGATTTTATCAGTAATATGAAATCTATGTACAGCAAGGCACCACATGTCGCCTTGAGTAAGTGTATGCAGATGAAGTTCCTTGCTGTTGTTGCTGATATGAAATCTGACAAGCAGAAAGAATTCATGACTGACATGGTGTTCATTGCTGCTAAGAAGGGATCCCGCTTTGGTCCATTTGGCAAACTGTACTAAGGGGTGGCACGGGCAGGCAGTTCATGCTATACTACATGTATCGGACAAGGACGTATGCCTGCAAACACCCATCTGGAGCACCCCGAAGATATGGTTTTCCATAGTGAGGGTTCTAGTCTTATAGATTTCTTCTATAATCTGCCTTCAGATCAGGAAGTTTCTGTCAAGTGGGATGGTGCTCCTGCCCTTGTGTGGGGTCGTTGTCCCGAAACCAATCAGTTCTTTGTTGGCACCAAGTCTGTGTTCAACAAACGACTGATCAAGATCAACTATAATCACCACGATATTGATCGCAACCATGAAGGTGTGGTTGCGACTATCTTACACGTCGCCTTTGAGTGTCTTCCTGTCCCTAGTACAGGATATCTTCAAGGCGACTTTATTGGTTTTGGAGGAACCGATGTTTTTCGTCCCAACACTATTGAGTATCGGTTTGATAGTGTACTGCCTCAATCTATTGTTGTTGCATTACATACTAGGTACGCAGGTCCTTTTGTGGATCCCACTCCTGAGTTTGGTGTGCGTCCTAGTAATGTTAGTTTTGATGATCTTCGTGTTTCGCGATGCCATCTGATCGATACCTGCCACGCATCCGTAGAGTATCGTGACTTTTTCAAAAAGTTCATCGACCTCGCTAAGGTCAAGTTCCTAGAGTCTCGTGCAAAGTTCCCTCAGTCTCGTGCTACTCGCCAGTATCTAAAAACTCATGTCAATAAATACATTCGACGTGGTTTCTTTCCTACTGCCGTAGAATTGTACGAATCACTACCTGATAAATATAAGTGTCAGGTGAACGCAGATCTGTTCCGCCTATATCATGTCATCTATAATCTCAAGATGCGTGTGTTCGGAGCGATCGAAGTTTACTCTAAAGCAGAATGTTACATCGATGATCAACCTACCGATCATGAGGGTTTCGTTATTAGCAGTTCTGATCACACCTACAAAATTGTGAACAGGTTGGAGTTTAGCAAGGCGAACTTTACACTAGATAAAAATTGGACGAATGAAAAAGTTTAGCACTTTTATTACCGAAGCAGTCAAATCCTCCGCAGCAGAACAAGCAAAGAAACTCGGTCTAACACATGCTGGATACGGCAAGTGGATGGACAGGCAGGGTAATGTTACCCATTATTCTAAGCAAGGGAAGTTGCTCCCAATCGCAACAGATCAACAGCAAGCACCAGATGCAGGACAACAACAGCAGCAACCAGGACCCGAGGCGCAACAACCCGCTGTACCTGAAGCACCTGGCGAGGTCTCTAAAGGTCCGATTACTATTACATTTGGAAGATTCAATCCCCCTACTACTGGGCATGAAAAACTCATCAACCAAGTAGCATCTATGGCAGGGGAGGATGAGTATAGAATCTATCCTTCTCGTTCTCACGATCCAAAGAAGAACCCACTAGATCCTGAGACTAAGGTTCACTATATGCGTAATGCATATCCTGACCATGCTGATAAGATCCACAATGATGAGAACGTCAAGTCTATCTTTGATGTCCTAGAAGGACTTCATGGTGAAGGATACAGTGACGTGAACATTGTTGTTGGTGGTGATAGGGTCAAAGAGTTTGATGCCCTTGCTAACAAGTACAACGGTAAATTATATAATTTCAATAGCATCAACGTAAAGTCTGCTGGTGATCGTGACCCAGATGCAGATGATGTCACTGGTATGTCAGCATCTAAAATGCGTGCTGCTGCAGCAGCGAATGATTTTGAAGGATTCTGTCAGGGTTGTTCCAAAGCATTGACACCAGAGCAGCGTAAGGAATTGTTCTCTCATCTTCGTGGTAACATGAATATGGAAGAGGATGTGGATTTTGCTGAGGCATCTTACACTCTTCATGAGATTGCACCAAAGATGGATCAGAAATCACTCCGTGAAGACTATATGGATAGGAAGATCTTCAACGTTGGTACGTTCGTAGAGAACCTCAATACTGGTATTGTTGGTAAGATCGTATCTCGTGGAGTCAACTATGTCATATACATAGATGAGCATGAGGAAGTTTATCGTGGTTGGTTGAAGGATCTCGTAGAGAGAAACGATATCAAACGTTTTGATTTTACTCCTCTTGGTCAAATTGGTACAGATGAATTAGCACGCAAAGTCGCTGCTATGACACCTGGACAATTCATTCAAAAGATAAATAATAAAAACAAGTCTCAGGCACAATGAATTACGAAGCACTCCCAGGGATGGAAGACGCCCTGAAACTAGTACAAGAAAGGTCTATGTCAAAGGCAGCCCATAAAAAGGCAGCGAAGGCAGGCAAGCGTTGGCAGGATTCTGACGGCGATGGCAAGTGGTACGAAAAAGGGGAAGACGTAAAAGAGGGTGCCAAGAAAGACGACTCATATCTTGAAACTGATATGAAGAAGCGTCAGAAAAATAATGAGAAGGCGATCAAAGACATGAAGAAGATGGGGACTTCTATGAAGAACCCCCACTTTGAAGAAACTCAGATGGAAGGTGTCCGTGACATTGATCCTGAGAAAGGAACTGCTGAGCGTAAGGCACGCCTTGAGAAAAAGCGTGGCATGAAACTTGATGATCATCCTCAGTATAAGAAAGAAGAATTAGAGCAGGTTGATGAAGCAGATTCTTTAGCAGCAATGCAAGCAAGAAGAGAAAAGCGTCTTGCTCGTCAAAGAAAGCAAATGGGCACTTCCTCAACTGGTCGAGACTTTGGTCATGACTATGGTATTTCTTCTGCCGAGCGTAAGAAGAGACAGCAAGCAGAGTTTGATAAGTTTGTTGGTAAGAAGACTAAGAAAGAAGAAGTTGAGTATGTAGAAGAAATTGTAGAAGCAAAGAAAGAGTGTGAGAAGTGCGAAGGCAAAGGTTGTAAGCATTGCGATGGCAAGGGTTACCACGCTGAGGGTATGAAGCAGGCACGCGATAACGTTGGTGCATCTACCTGCTGGAAAGGATATGTTGCCAAAGGCACTAAGAAAAAGGGCGGAAAGGAAGTACCTAACTGCGTTCCTGCTAATGAAGAACTAGAGACCATGGAAGCATCTCTGATGGAATCTGGTCTGTTCTCTGACGATGAAGTACGTTACATCATCGGTGAGAAGTTCGATGAATTGGAGGAACTCTATAAGGGAAAGCACGGTCAGTCTGAGAAAGAGTATCAGGACGGTCGCTCTGATGCAGGTAAGATGATTTCTGGTGACAGCAAAGGCAGTGGTGCAAATTATTCTTATAAAGCAAAGAATACTGGACCTAACCCTGCTGGCGGT